GCGCGCTCAATGGGCTGCTAGGTCTCCAGAGGAAAGAGCGCGTTATAATGAGAGACAGCGCGAGTATGAACGAAGCCGCCGCGCCAACATGACCCCAGAGCAGCGTGAAGCACGACGGGCCTATGCTCGAGAGTATCACCGCAAGCGACGAGCCAGTATGACCCCTGAGCAGCGTGAAGCTTACCTAGCATATCATCGAGAGTATGGACGCAAATACCGCCAGCGAAAAAGGCAGGACAGTGACCAAGGCTAACACCGCCCAACAGCGCAAACGCCGCGCCAAGATGACCCCTGAGCAGATCGAAGAGAAGCGCAGAAAGAACCGAGAGTATAAGAGGCAGAAGCGCGCCAGCATGAGTGAAGAGGAGCTCGAAGCCTATCGCGCCAAGAAGAGAGAGCAGGAGAGGGTCAGACGCGCTAACAGGAGCCCTGAGAAGATTGAGGCTGATAAGCAGAAAGGGAGGGAGAGAGCAAGGCGGCGTTATCAGTCAAGTGAGGAATATCGCGAGCAAGTCAAAGCAGGCCACAAGAAGTGGTATCAAGCAATGAAGGCGAGCCCTGAGAAACACGCCGGCTTTAGAGCGCGTCAGAGAGCGTATGAGCGGCAGTGGAGAGCTCAACGAACCCCAGAGCAGCGTGAGCGAGATCGAGCATCAGACCGCCGAAGACAGCGCAAGCGAAGCCGAACAAGGACACCAGCCCAGAAAGATGCAAAGCGCGCCTATGAGCGAGACTATCACTTTCAGAAATGGTTCAATCGTGAGAAGGCCAGAGCGCTGGGCGTCTATCGTAAAATCTGGACTGACTTAACACCAAGCCAGCTCGAACAGCGCTATGCCCTTCATCTGCTGTGGCGTTCTCAGATGTGTACAACTTGTACACCCGGTGAGCCTGAGCGCTCCTGCATAGCCTGCCTGCTCCACTCAGCGAACAATAAGCGCTAGAGTAGTCCCCACTGCAACAGCGCCCACGCCCACGCTCACCCAAGTCATGGTGTTCCCGAACGCCTCATGATCTGCTCTAAGGATCTGCTCACGCTCGAGCGCAAGCTTAAGCGCTTCAATGGTTCGCCGGTCCTCAACTCGTGAGGCTTTCTCGAGGTTCACCGCTTCTTCAATCTGGGTCAAGCACTCCTCATGAGCAGTCTGGGCAGCGGCATCAACAGCGCTCTCACAGTAACCATGAGCGCTCTCAGCCTTGCGCTTGACTCGAACGAACTCACGAACAGGCATCGCCATAAAGGGACTGCCTTGAAGCTCGATGAGCTCAGCTACCACTTTGGGTTCATTGCGTCCCATCCAGATTTCATTGGCACCGACTGAAAGCGTCCAAGGGATGAGCCAAATCAAGAGATTCATTCGGGCTCCCTCTTCTTCTGCTGCATGTCCTCGAAGCGCTTACACAGAATCTCAGCGGTCACATCAAGCGCCGCGTTAACCTCTTGTGAGCATGTCGCTTGACAGTCGATCACCTGTTGACCTGAGCCTTTCACAGCCGCTTGAACCTTCTCAGCTCTGGCCTTCTTTAACTGTTCTTTGAGACCGCTGATCTCAATCACAAGCTTACTCTCTTCAATGGCTGCCTTCTCGAGCGCTGAGGAGCTGCCCACATAAACGCCAATCGAGTAAGAGACAAACGCGATTGAGAAGAGGATGCCAATCACAATAGCGCCCAGTCTCAAGCGCTCATCTTGAATTAGTTGCATTATCCTAGCCTCCAGAACTCAACGCGAGTTCGCCCACAGTAAGGTGAGTGAGTAACATCAGTGGTGTTAAATTGAGTGGTGTCCTGTTGACTCAGTACCTTTAGAAAAATGGTCTTAGCCGCGCTAGTGCAATCAAGGAGACATGTGCTTAGCTCTTCGCCTCCTTCTAACCAAGCTCGCTCTTGCATACTCATGAAGCCTCTCCGGCCATAAGCTGTAGTATTGTCCGTGTCATACCACTGATAGCTGATGTACCCGTTTGCTGTATACACTTGAGGTGAGCCTTTTACGAACCACCAGTAGCCAGATGCTAAAGTGATTTCGTTCGACGAAACACTGAGCGTTGAGGCTGCTGAGCCTATCATGTCAGAGAGTGTATTGAGAGGCACCTTGCCACCCACTGTAACCGCGTCGTTTGTCGTCGTGCTGTAGCCCATGACAACCGCGCAATCAAGACGCCGGTCTACTGCGTAGTAACTCACTATGAACTCCTCTGGAATGCAAAGAGCATAAGTCGAGACGCGGTCGCCCCGCTTCGCGAGTTTGGCCAATATGCTAAGCCATCAGTGTCATCGTTAAAACTAACGGCCTCATCTACGCTCACACCGCGAGCTTGAGCAGTCGTGTTAAATGTGTGACCCGCTTCGGGCAAGGTGCCAGAGCTGCTAGCATAATAGCGGCCCAGTGTCGCATTGACTGTAGTGATCTCGCCTAGAGTCGGGCCTTCAGCAGTTGTCTTGTAGTAACCGGCGTCTGCGGCAATCCGAGCCCAGTTATAGGACATCTTACCATCAACAGACAGGTTCGGCCCAACTGACCAAGAGTTTAGGGAGACATTAAAAGGACTTCTAAACGTCATCGCGGCACCCTCCATATATAAATAAATGCGTCGTTGGTGAGTGTGATCGCGGCCCCTGACCAAGCTACCTGCTGAAGCGTGAGCACCCCCGCCTCATGCAAAGTGAAGGTAGCTTGAGCGCAGTCTGTAGACTGCCCACTGTAGTAGTCAGAGCCACCTTCTTTGCCAACTTGGACCCCATCAACGAACCAGAATACTTTGTTATTTCGGCTTGCAATAGTGCGTGTAAAATCGGGATAGCTGACAGCGTAATAGTGACCCGCTGGCAGATCAATATCAGTCCCAGAGCTGACGGATAAGAATGATTCCGTCTGCTGTAGCACCGTGATGCTGTAGGTAAATGTAGCACCCGTTGGAGTGCCGCTATATCTTAGCTCTGCTATCTGTGGAGCTTGTGGTGATTTATACATATCACACCAAGTACCAATTTGAGCCATCAGTCTGAAGACTCACAGAGTCATACTGGGCGCCAATCGCAAAGGTGGTCTGAGCGGCAAAGTCAATATATTCTGTACCGTTAGGGTCCAGCGTAATTACCCCAGTACCCAACACCTTGAAAGTGTACTTGAAGCCGCTGCCACAAGTGGCCGCCGCCACTAAATTCACCGTAACATCAGTGGTGCTATTGCTGATGATGTAAACCTCTTCATTGTCACTGGGAGAACTCAGAGTAGTGGGGTTGGTGGTGCTAATGGTGGTTGTATCAACGGTGACTGAGTAACCACCACCCGCCGCCGCTTCAGCTCCCCATGAAGATGAGGCGTTGTCGTAGGTGAGCACATAATTATCAATGCCGGGGCCAGCGGTGAAACTCACGTCTGACAGGTCATTGAGTCCAGCTGTGCTCGCCAAGAAGTCACCGGTGTTAGAGGTGGCCGCAGTCCCTAAGCCTAGAGACGTTCGAGCAGTCGCGCCAGACTCAGCGACAAAGTTAGCGCCATCTCCAACGATGAATGAGCCATCAGCTGGAGTGAGCCCCGCCACGTCTGCCAACTGAGCATCATAGGCTTGAACATCTGAGCCAATAGCTACACCGAGATTAGTTCGAGCGGTTGCAGCGTTGTCTAAGTCGCTCAGGTTATTGGCCGCTAATAAATCGCCGCCACCTGATACAGCCTCAGCGCCCCATGATGAGGTTCCGTTGTCATAGGTGAGTACATAATTATCAATGCCAGGGCCAGCGGTGAAGCTCACGTCTGACAGGTCATTGAGTCCGGCTGTGGCTGCTAGCACGTCTGTTCCGATAGTCAGCCCCAGTGATGCTCGAGCTGTCGCGCCTGACTCGCTAACAAAGTTAGCACCATCTCCAACGATAAACGACCCATCAGCTGGAGTGAGCCCCGCCACGTCTGCCAACTGAGCATCATAGGCTTGAACATCAGAACCGATAGCTACACCGAGATTAGTTCGAGCGGTTGCAGCGTTGTCTAAGTCGCTCAGGTTATTGGCCGGCGTGAGATAGCTCAGGTCATCATTGAGCGAGCTCAACGCGATAGAAGAGAGCGCGACTGACTCAGCTTGATTTGAGGCGTTGCCTTTGAAGATCTTGCCATCATCAAGATTCGGTGTGGCATTCGAGCGACCCGCGCCGCCTACCTTGATAATCCCTGCACTAGCGTCAGCCCGAATCACACGCCCAATGTTCTGGATAAGATTGGCCTCACCTGCTGGCGCTGAGTTAGTCAACGCTCCAGCTGTGGCCGCGCTGACAAACACAGTATCATTGAGGCTGAGGCTGTAAGTGGTTGTGTTTACGTCGGTGAGATTTCCAAACGTGATGATCTGCATCTCAGCTTGATCATTAGCATTGGCGAGCGCCAAGCCGAAAGCCGGCATAGTAGCCGCGCTGTTTGCTCGAGCAAGGCCAACCGTTGGGACTGTTCCTGAGATCCCTTTAATGTAGACCGCTTGGCCCTTGCTTATGACGCCGCCGCTGTCATTCTTGGCCTTGAAGCGAATCGCTCCATTGAGGTCAGTGTAAGCGCTAATGAAGCGCTCGTTCTCTGAGCCAATAGTGTGGGTTGCGTCAGCGTCAGGGATGAGGTCAGCACCAAGCTTGATCTCACCAGTCCCATCTGGGTTAAGCGTGATGTCTCCACTGCTCGCGCTTGTGATCGCTTGGCCATTGACGTCGAGCGGCCCACCTAGCTGTGGGGTCGTGTCTTCCACCACGTCAGTAAGGACGGTGTTGAAGCTGAGCGTCCCTGAACCGTTGGTAGTGATCGCTTGATTAGCTGAGCCATCAACCGTTGGGAGGTTATAGTTTCCAGCAACGTTAAGGCCGCCCACCTGCACAGAGTTAGCAGTGGTGCTCCCTCTGGTGGTGACGCTGTCCAGTGTGTCGGCTTCGCTATTGTCAATCACATCAAACATTGCTGACGTTACTGGGTTGGCCGCGTCCTGATTGAAAACGATGTGATCACCTACAGCGAGGTTAACACCGGCCAATGAGCCAGCCACTGAGATGATATAAAAGTCACCCTTAAGCGCTGTCACCAGTGAAGGCGTTGAGGTGGCCGCGTTATAGCTGCCTTTATAGGTTAGGCCGCCGGTAACGCTCACCGTAGCGAACGAGACAGAGCCTGAACCATCAGTCTGGAGAAATTGCCCGTTGGAGCCATCAACCGTTGGAAGGGCATAGTTACCCGCGACATTTACGCCGCCCACCTGGATAGAGTTTGTGGTTGTGCTACCTCTGGTGGTGACCGTATCAAGAGTGTCACTCTCAGCAGCTGCCGCGCTGGGTGTAGAGAAAGAGACTGCCATTTTCTAAGCCTTTCGATCAGTAGTTAAAGCCGGCGTAAACCAGCAGGTCATCAGCGGCTACTGTCTTCTTATAGCTCACTGTGGTGATGTTGAGACCGGCGGCAATTGCCTGAGTATCAAGGTCAAATCCACCAAAGGACGTGATGACGCCATCAGTGTTCGTTGCGGTGTCTGCTGGATTCATGGACCTAAACGCGAGATGAAACTTACTCGCGCTCGCCACACCCAGATAAGCGAACTTGAGGCCATCTGTGAGCTGTGACCCTGTAGAGGGGTCGTAGAAGCTCGCTGAAGTCAGGTTATTGAAATCAGTGTTGTTGACCGCGCTGGCGTCAAAACAACACACCACAGCACCCGCGCTAGTTGGGTCGCTTACTCCAAGCTTACTCATTTAAGCCTCCTCTTTATCATTAGTTTTAGTAACGCTCGCCCTTGCGACATTCGCGCCGGCATAGACTAGGAACAGTGTATCAATCAAGCTCAGGGTGTGCACCTGTGCTTTGTCCATTAATGCGAGGGTCATCATACAAGCGAGGCAAGCATAAAAGGCCATAGACTTTCGACCGCCGAACATCTGGACCAGCGTTCGTTTCTTCTTTGAGCTCATGAGTCTAGATCCTCCTCGAGGACGCGATAAACGAACATGACGCGGCTGAGTGGCCGAGTCTGCTTGATGACCCCTTCACCCGTCGAGCCATCGCCCAGTGTGCCTTTCGCGTTGCCCTCGAGCGCCTCATAAGAGTCTCCACCGTTTGGAGCCTCATGACACAAGGTGATGTGATCGCCCCACTTAGCACCATTGACTGTACTGATTACAACGATATCACCCGGGAGCATGTTGCTAGGGTCTTTGACTCGTCGCGCTGTGTTGCTCCATTGCTCATATAGCCGGTAGCAGCTAGGGAAGATCTTTTGACGAATGGGGAATTTAACCCGAGTCCAGCAGAACGCGGCGAACGCTCCACACCAAGCAAATTGACCGTTCTTTGTGTACTCATCAGACCAGCTCCAACCGAGTCCTTCTCTTGATCTGATGTAGCGGTCAATCTCTGCGTCTGGGTCTTTAATTACTTGATCCCACTCACAGAGAGCGCGGCCTAATGCTTGCTGAGCGGCAGGGCTCCAGCTCGCTTCAGGGTTATCAAGCTCACGCTCTTTGACTTGTGGCAGGTTCATCACTGCTTGGCGCTCAGCTCTTTGAAGTCGTCTGACTTCGTTCTCGAGCGCCTCAACGCGGTCTTCAAGTTGGGTCTTCGTTGGCATCAGTTGTACTCCTGTGCTGAGATGGTGACGTTGATGATGTCGTTGTTGTTGGCCAAATATGCGTCCTCCTTGTGAGTGGTGGAGGCCGCTGCATAAGTCACCGGCTCAATGGATCCGCCAGTGCTCGAGATTCCATGGGTCGTTGTGAATGTGATCTTATTACCCAGAATTGAATCAATGGTGAGCTGAGCGCTTGGGTTGTCTTGATCACCTTTGGGCAGATGCTGGACGACATCGCCAGCGCTGAAAAAGCTGATATCTGAACCTGATGAGGTGAAGGCGTTGGTTTCAACTAAGATGACTGTAGGGCTTGTGATTGAGCTCACACGCGCCGCGCTGTTCCAATTTACTGGAGCGAGCCCCGTGTTGATGACCTCCAGCTGACAACCCTCATTCTCTAGGCTCTGCCTAATTGCTCGAATCATCCCGATTCCATCAGTAACACCATAAGAGTCAGAGTAGCCTCTGAGGTGTGGTGAGCTCACCTTGATGTAAGCGCCCACGTCCATATAAGCGCTCTGGCCGGTCCCAATCTCACCCGTCCACGTTCTCAGTGGATTGCTCAATAAGTTGAAGATCCTCGATGAGGTTGGGAGGAAGTATGAGAAGGCATTAGCAGCCCCTCGCCCAAAGATCAGCGAACTCACACCCGGCACCTCAATGGTAATCTTTGAGCGCTCGCCACCATAGCGAGAGATTGCCTCTTGGTTGTTAAAAATCAACTCACTCTCATAATCCTGCTCACCTTGATTATAGTCATACTTGAAGACCACCTGAGTCACGATGTCTTCATAGATTCCCCAATAGGGTGGAGGGTCAGCGATCCAATCGCCAGCCTCAACAGTAGCGACAGTGGCCGCGCTCTTCTCAAAGCCCACAGGGACTAGGGTGAGCCGACTTAAGCCGGTGCTCTCATCACGCGCCATAGTGATCACAGCGCCCAACATTTTGAGTATGCCCTCAACGATGCCTTTGACGTCCTGACCATCCCCAAAGAGGTTGCCGGTGACCGGCAGCGAGGCCGCTGAGTCAACTGCTAAGAATGAGTCCTCATCAATATGGGATGAGTCGAGATTTAGACCAACTCCTAAAGTGTCATAGGTTCCATTGATGCGGCCTCCTCCACCTGACTCTAAGAGTTTGAGCAGCGCCTCACCGGGTCTCTCTCTGGTCAGCTGCCCGCCCCTAAAGATCAGCGCTCGATCTTGGTCAGGCCAATCCCCAAAGGAGAAGTTGAGCGGGAAGTTGTTGGCGTCGCTGATGTGCAGGAGGACGCCCACTGTGGAACCTCCAAAGCTCGCTGTTGTCTCGTGAGTGCATGTGAAGACCTGCTCTCTCTCCGCCTCTTCTTCTAAGTCGTAGTACCTGACCACCACATCATAGAGGTCAGAAGTTGGTGAGCTGGGAAGGCCAAGCGAGTTCTCTACAAGGATTACGCTCTCATACTGTTGATAGTACGCCGCCGGCGGTTGTGGCAGTTCTCGCGAGCCGCTCAGATTTGTGCCATCAGCGACCACACCAAACCACATTCGAGGAGCGCTCTCTCCAAACTGTTGGAAGACTCGCCCATTGGTGTTCATGAAGTATTGGAAGGGATAGACCAAGCGTGAAACGTCAGGGAGTTCAAGCGTGGAGGTCTCAGCGCTCCATGCTCTGGGGCGAGCAATGCCTAGATTGTCACGCGCCCATATCAGTGTTGATCTTGTCGTAAACAAGGCCACCAGAGCGCTGAACGGTGAGCTTGAGAGCTTCTCGACTTTCACTTCATTGTCTGGCGTGAGCCTCCACTTAGCAACGCCGCCGCTATAGCCAGAAGCGCTCGATGGCCCATCACTCTCTAAGGTGTCATTGATAACCGCTGGCCACTGTTTGACCTCGCCTACTCCAAGCGAATGCTGCTTGAGCTCAGCCCTACCAAGATTGAGCCTGAGTGAATCAGTCGCTGAGATCTGGCCGGCGGATAGCGCGTTGGTGGGCGTTGAGTCTGCGTTAACCACATAGCCGGGAATCGCCGCGCTATAGCTCAGCGCTGTGGTGAACACTCCCTCATCAGAGTTTTGGAAATCCTCTTGTCTTCTGAATTTGGGAAATCGTGGATGCTCCTCTATGAAGTCGTCAGCGTCTGGGCCAGCGGCTAAGCTGGGGTCGAAGTCATCGAGGAGATTCGCGCCGCCGCTCTGATTGTTGACAATGAGCTGAAACGTTGACGCGGTAATTGATGAGGCTGTGTCAGGGGTTAACTCAATGAACTCATTGGTGCTTTGAGGAGCCGCGCCAATCATCAAGATATACTCTAAGCCTGAACCATTGAAGCCATCATAATAATGATAGCCCTGAAGGAGTCGAGTCTGACCAATCCCTTTATCAGCCAGCGAGGTATCAATGAGCGCGGTGAGAGGGAGCATTGAGATTGAGACAGTGTCACCCTCTTCAATATAAGGAGACTCGCTGATGAATCCGTTGCATACCTCAACATAATCTGACGTAGAGCCTGATGGATAACGGTGAGCCATGAACAGCTTCGCCAATCGCCCTCTGAATGTGGTGATGGTGTCGCTGAGCTCTGGTGTAGATGAGCCCTCCAAGCCTACAGCGTGAGCTTGACGCGGTGTTCCCCCAACGCTTCGAGCCACATTAAGGGTTGTGGCTGTCGCTGATGCCGCTCTCACAGTCTCAGCGCCTATATGCATGAGGCGAGGGAAGGTCAACGATGATAAGTCAGAGCTTGTATTGAAGACGACAGCATCACGAGACGCAGAGGAGGAGAGCTGAGACCTCACCACACTAGAGCGAGCTCCACACCTACCAAAGATAATGCCAGCATCACCAACGCCGCCGCGCCGCTTATCAATCCCCAGTGTAAGCGTGATAGCGTCATATTCAGCAACACCGCCGCTAGGGTCAACTGAGGCGCTAAAGTCGCTCACACTCACCAAGCCTTCAAGATCCACATAACTGATACCTGTGGTGATCGTAGAATCTAGGTTGCTCGATGTTGGCGGGGTGTTGCTGTGATAGCGATATTCAAGGCCAGCGACCTGAAGAGCAAAGACGCGCCGCCCATGCTGAGAATCAATCATGGTGTCACCTCAGCCAAGAAGAGATCGTAGATGTGAACTGAGAGCGGTATCACTTGGGTGGCCTCCATCGAGATATTGAGCAACTCGCCGCGATTCGCCACAGGGACAAAGAGCGGCCTTGGGGCTTCTGGACTGGTGTTGGTTGGAGCAGCTATGAGCTCAGCACCGGTTGAACTCACCACTGGATTTCTGGGCGATGATTCGAGCTCAGTCTCTCCAAACCTCACGCCATAATCTAAGATTGTTCCTGTGTAAGAATTAGACGCTGTGTCTCTCAGCTCGATGTCTACCCTCACCGCTGTGTTGCGATGGTTAGCGCTGATGTACTGGAATATCACCGCGATGTGAGAGGCCGCTGGATTGGATTGATGGAGGAAGTTGTAAGTGGTCGCGCCCTTCAAGCCAAAGCCAATATAAGAGCGACCGCCGGCCACAGTGAGCACGCCGCGCCCAACATAATAATGAGCTTCACTGAGCGCTTTGGCTCTGGTGAGCTGAGCGAGCGCTGAAGCCATCTGACTCACAGCACCTCCAAACAGCAAGCGTCCATTGTGACAACCCTGAACTCTTGGAAGGCGTTGGTAGGCTGTAGGCACTAGCATTTCAAACTCCTAGAATACAAAGGCCGGTGACGTGTGGCGCTGTGGCGATTCTGTTAGAATCACTCAGGAGTGTATCAGCATTATGCTGAGTTGGCTCTAATCCCACTCGATACATGGGCAGCCTAAACTCAACACCTCTCTCAATCTCAGGTAATCTCAGGTCAAGCCCGAATGAGCTCCACCCGTTGGTGGTGATCGAGAGGCGATAACCAAACACCTCGATGATAAGCGGCGAGCCGCCCACATTGGCGGCCTTGATGTAGACGTCAACATCTAGATCATTCTCTGACATGCCAGCGAAAAGCGCGGCCTCAGAGTAGAGCAGTTGAGGGTCAAATGATCCAAGACCTTCAGCCGCGTTATGGAGAGCGCCTTGAAGCGTGTAGGTGTCACTCTCGCTCACACCAGACCAGCTCAGCAGCGTCCTCATCCTCTTCCTCATCTGGGTGATGTTGTTGACTTGATCGACACCAAAGCGAGAGGTCAGAGGAAGGTCAGCAGCGAGGCGAGAAGCTCCAAAAGGGATTACCTCAGCACCGTATTGGTCAAGCGCTCGAGTTGTCAGAGGTGAGCTCAATGGGCTCCAACTCGCTTGCACTCCAGCGACATCAATCACCGCGCCGCTTGCCGCTTGGAGTGAGAGTCGAGCATAAGCGACAGTCTCATCTTCAACCGCGCTGATGGCCACAGTGATCACGTTAAAGCTTGAACCAAATCGAGCGCTGTCCGTGATGGTAGCAGTAGAGAAGTAAGAGTTACCGCTGAGTGGAAATTGAACGGTAACCTTAGCGGTTGAGCCTGCCGCTGTGGTGTGAGCCATGATGATGAACTTAAGCTCAACATGCTCCTCACTGGGATGAGGGATAATCCACTCACAGACGTCAGTCATGGTGGTGAGCGAGAAAGGCCAGACGTCGTCATCCCAAGCTTGAGTTAAGACGTTGCCACAACCGAGATGAGCAAAAGCATAATTACTCATGTCTCCCAATCGTGCAGCCTCTTCTGATCGAATCGTTAAGCCTGCTGTTGTCCTCGCTGGATCGACTAGCACTGGTGGCGAGGTGAATGAGTTACTCATAGATGCTCAATCTCCATCTGCACAGGGACACGCCGCTTAAGCCTGCCGGGATAAACCAAGCCAAACTCAGAGGTTAGGAGTGACCCTCTGATTCTGCCATACTCACCATCATCCTCTGATGAGTATAGAGTGTCATAAGCTGGCTGTGAGGCTGTGACCTGTGCTGACCTCAGTGAGCGCCTTGAGTCTCCCCACCCTTGATAAAAGTTCACTCGCTCACCTGAAGAGCAGAGAGGGAGCCAGCGGTTTGAGAAGTGACGGTAATCACTCACCTGATCTAATAGCGCGTCAAGGTCAAAGAGGAGTGAGCTGACCACATAAGAGCCGATATGGTTAGAGACATAGCCACCGCCAATGAGCCGGCGTGATTGGCTCATATTCTCAACGTTGAGGTGATGGTCTTGATATGGCCTCGATGGGATCAGTACGCCGGCAATCTTATGAGTTGAGGTCAGGGTTGAATAGCCGCCAGATGTCGTTGGCGTCTCGTCACCCTCAAAGCCTAGCGTGTCTCTAAAGGTGTCGCTGTTCCATGTGATGTCACCCAGTGAGCTCAGGTAGTAGCAGCGGCAATAGCCATCATCAGTCACTGACCAAGTAACGCCCACATTGCTCACCGCTGTCTGATCGAGCTCTTCAATGGTGGAGAGGCTGAAGGCGTCAGCATCGCTCACCGCTGAGCGGTCTCTCAGGAAGACGGTGACATCTTGAATCTGGACTTTTGAGAACGCCGGCCAATCAAATTGAGAAGCGCCGCCGGCCTTGGTGATTCGGTAGGTGACGTTGGTGAGGTCGAGTAATCCTCTGGTCCAGTCATGTGGAGCGGTGACCACATAGTCAGACCCTACCAAGGTGGCAGAGATGGAGGCTGAGCCAAAGCCTAGCGCGTCATTTGACCCGGTGAGCACAAGCGAGAAGTCAGCGTCTGACTGAATCCTAACCTTGTCATCTTCAGTCAAGCTCACGCTCCACCCTGACCCAAAGGTTGCTGAGCTCTGAGCCTGTGATGTCGCTGTGTTATTGGTTGCGCTGGACCGCCCGTTGAGCAGGAAGAGCGCGTCTTCATACACACCTTCACCCGCTGAGAATGTGGGAAAGGTGATGGGGCTCGCGCCTCGCGTGAAGAGCTTAACGCCGCTGAGGTCTCTCAGGTCGTACTCAGTGAGCAGCCCAAACTGAGGAGCAGGATTATTTAAAGGCATTGGTCACACTCCCATGAAGCGAGGAGAGCCCCGCCGCTGTCGGTTCATCGTTCTCATGATCTCACTAGCCATAGCATCCTGAGCAGCTCTCTTGGTGTCGTAGATTGTCGAGTTACCAAAGTTGATATTGAACACCATCGAGGTTGACTCAGCCCTCTCCCTCTCTGGCGCTGGCGCTGTCTGTGGAGCTCCAGAAGGTGAAGCGCCTCGAGCTGCAACAGACGCTCCACCACCACCGCCACCACCGCCGCCCAAAGCAGCGCCGGCTGAACCAGCCACAGCCGCCGCCGCGCCAAATATCCCAGATGCGATGAAGTGATTGGAGGCTAGTGCAGGATTCAAGAATAAGGCCGCTGTACCTCTTGCCAATTCCATGAGTGACTCAACACCGGCTTGACGTCCCAACGATACGAGAACCTCTCCAATACTCTGGCTGAAGCTCTCACCGAAGAGGGCAGCATTATAAGCGCTTTCTGCTAGACCTTGACTTACTGTTGACGTGTATTGGGCCAACGTCTCAATCTGAGTCTTGACTGACCTCTCAGTGATCGCGAGGCGCTCAGCTTCATGCCTCCTCTGAAGCTCAGTGAGCTCCTCTTGTGAGTGCTCTGCAAGCTCAACCTCTCGACGGTATTTGAGGTCAAGTAGCGTCAGCTCTTTATCAAGTCCGTCCTCCATCATTCGAGCGTCGAACTCCAGACTGCTCAGGATAAACGCTTGACGCTGTTGAGCTTTTCGCTGTTCCTCTTCAGCGGCCACCCTCGCCGCTTCTTGTCTCTTGCGCTCTTCCTCCTGCACAATCACAGTCCGCCTATTTTCAAACTCAAGTTCAAGCGCTGTGAGCTTGCGCTGATTGTCACCGGCGAGCTCAACCTCTAGGTCATACTGAAGCTGTAAAACCTCAAGCGCTCCTGAGCCGCTAATCTTAAGCTGCTCAATCTCTGCCCTTCTAATCCTTGCAAGCTCAGCCTGCTTCAGCCGCTCTAGCGCTAGCTCTTTTGCTGCTCTGGCTCTCTGGTCAGCCAGCCGCTTGGCTTGCTCAGCTCTCCTCTTGTCAGCGGCTTTCTTATTAATATCATCAATCTGAGCTTGGAGGCGTTCGCGCTCAGCCGCTATAGCCTCGTTCTTGGCTCGCTCAGCCACGTCCTCAATCTTGTTGATCTCTCTAACCTTGCGCTCTGAGGCTGTCACCGCTGTGACTATCTGAGCTTCAGCGCTGTCTTTAACTCTGGCGAGCCTATCAGCCTGAGCTTGCTCTAAGAGCTGCCGCTCTTTCTCCTCAACCTGTTCTCTGAACTCAGGAGCTTGCTTGAGAAGCTCTTCTTTTCTAGCTTCAGCTTTAGCGAATTCAGAAGCACCCTCTTGAGCCAAGCCAATGGCGAGCGCTGAAGTCTTATTGACTTTAGCCTGAAGCTTCTCCTGAGCCTTGAGCTTAGCCTCAATCATTTGAGACATTCCAAGAGTAGCCAAGTCTCCAAAGGTAGCGCGAGCTCTTTCACTCATCGCTTTTAATACGTCAATCTCTTGAGCCAAGAGATCAATCTGAGACCTTCGCTCTGCGTTTTCTTCTCTGATGAGCTGAGCGCGCTCAATCCTAAATTTGGCCTCTCTGGTGAGCTCATCAAGCTCTCTAATCTGCTCAGCGTTTAATTTAACCTGAGCAACTGCCAACTCTTCAATAAAAGCGGTGAGCTCAGCAGCCGAAGCTTTATAAGCCTCAGTCCTAATCTCAGCATCTCGGCTGGCTCCAATGTAATCTTGAAGAGCATGATAAGCGCTGGCGATAGCAACAGCCACAGCCCCAATCGGCCCAATCATAGCAGTGAATGAACCGCCGGCCCCCTTTGCCGCTTGGGTCAATCCCGTCATTGATGAGGCTACACCACCAACGCTCTCACCTAGTGAACCTAGAGTCTCATTGAGCTCTCCACCCATAGCACTGACTGAAGAGCCTAAAGCGCTGAAGCCCTCACCAACACTCTCACCGGCCTTCTCTAATTTATCGAGCCCTTTGAGCGCATTCTTGTCGTCAAGGGTGACTTCAATTTCAATTTCATTGGTTGCCATAACTCTCCCTCATCGCTCTCTCATGAGCCCTGATCTGAGCTGACTCTGAGTTTATGTGTAGGGTCTCGAACGCTTCGATAATAGCACAAGTTGGTTTAGGATATGCTCGCTCAATAGAAAGAAGGCCAGACTGGTGGCGACGATATGAGACGATGATGCTGGCCATCCTGTTGGCTCCAGCCACCGGGCAAGACCTTATCTTTAAATCGCTGAAGTCCTCGCCGCTGTCAGGGCAGACCCTGAAGCCCTCAATAAAGCGGCCTTCTTCATCCTCTTGAACAAGTGGCAATCCCTGTTTGAAGGGTCCACCACATGAGCCGCGCTGAGCTCTCAGCTTTGGGTTAGCTCTGCATTGGTCGCAACTCCAAGCGCGGCCTCGAGAGTGACCAAGCCACACCGAAGCCGCCAGCGCTATTTTCCCTCAATACCTAGCAGACTGATTCTCTGAATGTGAAGGACCAACTCTGAGATGACTTGGACTCTGTGACTGTCTGGCCTAATCATGTCGAGCTGTTCAACGCTCGCCGCCTCGCCATCAATGTGAACGAGAGCGCCTCGAATCATTTCAAGGTAGACCCTTGATAAGTAAGCTTGATATCCAGCCATAGCCTCACGCTCATCATCTGATAACTCATGATGCCATCGCGCTCGCTCAGCTGAATCGCTTGGAGCTTCAGACCAAAGCAGCCGGCCCAGCTCTGACCGCTGAAGAGCTCCAGCCCTAACTTCAGCCTGTTCCCTCTCACTCGGTGAGAGCGCCTTGAGCGTGAAGCAGGTTGCATCCCCACCAACTGACTCAAGCGCCTCGATGTCACCCGATTCAAGATAGAGCTGTCTCTGGGTGTCATCACATAACACCTCTGGATCACAGGTCGTCACCACTTCAATGGTTTGAGACGAATCAGTGAGAAAGCGCAACATCAGACACCAAGCCCCAATCTAAACGGTGAATTTCCAGCGTTGCTCTCATAGGATGCTGTTGTGAAGTCTCCAGCATAGCGGCTCTGTTGATAGGTGAGCTGCTGCCTAACGATATCATTACCGCTCACATCATAAGCGCTTGGGTCATTGGTGAGCTGAGCAGCCGGGATCATGATGGCGCAACCCTTGCCATCTGCAATTGGGCCAGTCCCAACGATGACTTGACGGACAGTACGATTAAAGTAATCGTTCGCGATTGTCGTGTTGACCGTTGAGAGAGTGAGGCTCAGCTCAACTGATACGTCGCTAATATCCATACCGCTCATTGCTAGGATGCTGTTTGAGTGTCCCAGTGGTGTGAGAGTGTTGGTGAGCGTCAACGTGAAGTCTTCACAGTCCAGCGCGATTCGCCCTTGAGTCTCTCCGACTGTGCCATTTGAAAGGCTTGCCGGTGAGCCATCAGAGATCACGACATATGAGCCCCTGAAGAATGGAGGAGACCCAGCGTTATAGGTGGGCTCAATTGGACCCACTGCGCTGGCGTGGTCGTCTTGGATGAGCGCCGCCTGATAAGTGAACTCTCCCATAAGCCGGCCATTGTCGAGCGAGATCGAAAGACTCTCGAGTACACAGCCATAAGCGTAAGAGCGATAATTGACGCCATCAACGCGAAAGCTCAAAGAGTGATCTTTGGTCCCTGTGTCGTTTCTAGATGGAACGTACCAAGTAGCCAATGAATAGAGCGTGGGCGTTCCAGTGAAGCCAGCGCTGAAGGCCGGTGAAACCGTAACATCACCACCAACATCATTATCAGTGATCGCTGAATATTCAGCGCGCCCATTGAGCTCAGCGCCAATTAAGCAGCCAGTGTCAGCGACTGCATAAGATGAGGTTGGGGTGAACTGGTTAACGCTAGTGATAGCGCTCGCCGCGTCACCATCAACAATAGAGGGCAGCTGATTCTTAAGCCCAGCGCCTAAGAGGTGGCCTAGATAGTTAGAGGCGTAGGTGTCAGCGCCTGTGCCTATTGTGGTGAGGTCAACCCGAACCACTACTTGACCAGTGCGCCGCCTCACTCGACTGCCGCCGCTCCATACTGTGTCAGGCTCTGGTGGCACAAAGTAAGAACCGTCTCGAGCGTCGTTGCGCTCTGAGGCTACCACCTCGCCGGGTATGATGATGGGGTCACGCTCACACGGGATTGAGGTATAGGTGAGCCCTGAATTATCAGGGAGACCGGTGGAGCTGCTGAGTGAGCCAAAGCTGCTCTCTTTCGCTACACTGATTGATCTATGAGTGACTGTCATGATTAAGCCTCCAAGTAGAGCAGGACAAAAGGAAGGGTCAGGATAAATGCGCCGGTATCATTGACCGCGTCAACCGGCGTTAAGATTGGCGCTTCAGGGATCACTGAGACAATCCCAGTATTAATCAGATCATACTCTGGCCCCTTGAGCTTAACGAGTAAACTCTCGGCGTCCTCTGAAATCATACGCTGTAAATAGAGCGCGTCTCTGGGGATATCATAGCGCACATTGAGATTTATGGTTGAGCGTCTGCGACCTGAGAGGCCGGCCGCGCCATCGTCCTCAGTAAAGCCAGAGATGTCTAGAGTGAAGAAGCGTGTTGAGTTCGACCGCTGAGTTAATGGGGGTGTGCTGCCATCTCCTCGAGCTAAAGCAACGAATCCATGATGAACGTCTCTCTTTGGGGTCACGTCCATAATCATGCCCTCTAGATGTGTGAGAGCTGCCGCGATTCCTTGGCTCATAGCTTGCGCCTTAATTCAGCTTCTGCTGAGTCCATTAACACTTCAATATCATCAGGGCTTAGCCCGATAAACTCACGAGTCTCATTGACCGCAAATCCATATTGAGCATGTTTGGTGAGGCCAATGGTAAAGCCTGAAGCTGTGGCCTCTTTGACTACCAAGTTGTTCATCATGTTGCCGCTCAGGACCAAGTCAACTTCAGCGCTGTCAGTGCTCTGTCCTCGCCTCCTGCTCTGGTTCTTATATTGCTGATAGCCGCCCTCATAGTAAATGCTCTTGCCTGTTCGACTGGGCCGGCCGCCCTTTGGTTTGAGCCGCGCTCCTCGCTTCGCCACATAAATGGGAGTTGTGCTGTAAGGCTTAAAAGGCTTGCCATTGGCGTCCAGCCCTTTACCTGTTCTGAGCTTGATTGATGCCAGAGTATTGGAGGCCAATCTCAAAGAGTCTTGAGAGGTCCACAGTGAGCGAGGCAAGTTAAGATTTACTCTAGCTGCCATCAGTGCCTCATCCCTCGCGTGGGTGTGAACCGCGAATCATTGGCGCTCTTGACGTAGCCGCGCCAGCTCGCTCTGAAGTCGGTTGAGCTGCCGCCGGTGCGTCTGAGGTCAATCTCTCCCTCATCAATAACCCCATCACCATCGAGGTCAAGAGTGACTGATCTAAGAGCGACCTCGAGCAGCTCCTGACACCTCGCTCTCATCTGTTCAGCGACATCAAGCTGAAGGGCTGACTCATACACGAGCGCCGCTGTACAGTAGGCGTGAGCGCTCATGAAGGAGCCTTGATTAAAGACCTCATCCTCAGTCACGCCATCAGCAACCACATGATCACGGATAGCTAAGATCATCTCATCAAGCGCCGCGTTGATCTGTGGCAAGAGATCGCTTTGGCGCCTTGGGACCATGTCAGCCAACTGGGGGAAACGATCAACGAGCTGATCATGATTCAGCCCAGTGTCAAAGGGTCGCGGCGTTACCTTCAGAACTCCACACTCAACGACGTTCGAGCCGGCCTCTGACTCATAGGCGATCTTGTAAGGATAGAGCCCGGTGACCGCGTTGACCGCTGGAATATCAACAACCGCTGAAGCAAAGTTAAGCGTAGCGGCTGAAGTGAGATCAAGCTCTCTTGGTAGCGGCTCAGCGAGAACAGCGGTTGAGCCTCCCAGCCTGCTGACCTTGACTGAGTACCAAGTGTCTCGAGTGGTAGTCAGGAACGCTCTGACCTCATCACGCTCGAGCGCAACAGCGACAGGAGCAGAGAGCGCCAGTGTTCTTCGATCAGTGGCGATTGTGGTTACGCTCACATCAGCTCTCTGCTGAGTCAGAACGCTAGAGAAAGGCGTGCTGAATTCAACGGTCAGTGTTGCGCTCCCTGTGTAGGGTGAGCGCGGGTTCCAGATAAAGTGAATCACTTGACCGGTGGGTGTCTTCCTCATCGCTTGCCTCCTTGGTTGGCCTTCCTGATATCTGCCGACTTCGCGACATCGAGCCCAGCGGAGTCAATGAATGAAGCGGTCACTGGGCTCCAGCTGTGCCGGCAATTATAGCCGCCGCCGCTGGTGATCACTGGGAGGCCTTGCCCATTGTTCAGCTGACTCATTTGAGCACTGGTCACCACCTTGTTCACCAAGGGTTTACAGAAAGCTCTGGTGATTCCGTCCTGTGGTCCAGTGTATAAATAATGATCGAGCTCAGCCGCCACAGCTGCAGCCGCTGAGATTGAACGCCCATATTGTGAGATCGCTGTCTTGACCTCTGTGAGCTGGCGCCCTGTGCTTCGAGTGAGAACTAAGTTTAGGTCACTCATGATAATCTCAGCAGGAACGCCCACTGATATTGAGGTGAGAGCGCTCCTCACCGCCTTCTTGGTGTCTGGGAGAATAACATCCTCGAAGACCTGAGAAGTGATTTGAGCTTGGATGGTGTCAAGCTCTGGTATTGAGTTGAGGTCAAGACTAGGTTCAATGATTTGAAGCCCTCTTAACGCCGCCTCTCTAATCCTCTCCTGACTCTCAATGAACTCGTCAACAGCCAGCCCCATGCCGCCTCTCATGATGAAATCCATGAGTTGCTGATCATCGAGTTGAAGCAAGAGTTGAGGGTCTTGGGAGGATATCGCGAGCTCCATTAAATCAAGGAGATCGCGCCGCGCTGAGCCCATCGCTTTTTCAAACGACCGCTCAGCCGATACCTCAGCAATGAGCTGATCTCGTTTAGCTCGAGTGAGTTGAGCCAGAGGACCACGCCGCCCCTTAACCTGTCGAGACAGATCATCGATGGCTTTACGGTCAGCATCCTCTGATAATAATGTGGGCTGAGCAGCTCCACATGTACACTCACTGAGCATCAACATGAATCAGGTCAAGCAGTCGGTGACAACGTGCCCAAGCGTTGAGTCAATCGCTTGAACCGCGTGAACTTCCTCAGCGTAGACATAACGGCGTGTCTTATCGAGGCTGTCATATTGACCGGCGACCATGTTGCCAAACTGGAAGTTGAGCGCCGCCACAGGCATGCCCTTAACGTTGCCGCTCTTCTGGACAATTGCATCAGAGCCCTTGAGGATCCCCATGAAGATGCTCTCACCATTCCAGATATAAGCCTCAGAGCTAGTCGCGCCAGGGACCGCGTTATCTTGGCGAGCTTGGCCAACGTAAACGTTAGGGATCCCAAGCACATCACGAAGCACAGAGAGAACCGCCTCATCATTAAGAATGCGGTTACCGCTTGCGAGCCCGCTGGAGGTTGACCCCACATAGCCTCTGATCTCTGGGTTGCGCGCCAACTGTCGAAACACGTCACGACCAAAGATAAGCGAGTCTGGGTTGATGCCATGAGCAGCAGCAAAGACTGTATCCTTCAGCTCATGCAGGAAGGTGAGCGGCTCAGCACCAGCGGCATCAAATTTCGTAGCCGGCGTTGAGGTAGCAAACGCTGTTGAGTCAAAGAGGACATCAGCGAAGCGCTTCTCTCTTGCGAGCTTCATCACTCGTGCAACCTTGCGAGCAATGCGCTGCTCTTCACTCCCCGGATATTGAGAGTCAAGAATATCCTCCATCGCGATGGAGTCCTGAGCGCCGTAGATCTTCGCCTTGAAGGTCGTGCTTGAGCGGTCGAAGCCACCGATTGAAGTTCGTGAAGAACCTGGAGCGCGCTCGAGGTCA